TGTTATACAGTGTATATATACACCACCTACTACTACTCACTACTATTCCTACTCTAGCCTCTACTCTAAGTTGTACTCCCTCTCTTTGTATACCTATAATATATCACATCTAGAAAACACATGCAAGTCTACTAATTCTGTGATAGCACTAGTTATACACAGCTTAACAACTACTCAACAACTGCCAAGGAGGCCCTTGCCTCCCAAAGCTTACCACGCTATTAACAACTACTACATACTACTCTACTAACTACTCTACATGCGACTGTCATCAGCGGCAGTGAAGAAGCTTGTGTCGGGCTACGCCCTCCGGGGGGCTGGTGTTGTAGTGCTAGCTAGCAGATGCAGCTGTGACGCTGCGCGGCGCTGTAATCGGGCGCATGAGTTGGCGGTCGCTTGCACGCTCGCTTAGCTGCTAGACATGAGAAAACCCCCGCGCCATTGCTAGCGCGAGGGCTGTTGATTGTTATACAGTGTATAACGTTAGGCTGACTTACGCTTAGCCTTAGGCTTAATCACCTTTGCAATAGCTGCATCGGCCTTTTCGCCTTCTGCCTTATACTCGCCTCTCGCCTTGGCCTTGTCATTATCTGACATGACTGCATCTAGCTGCGCCCATAAGCGGTGCAATGCTTTCATACCGCCGGGAGGTACTGCAAGTGTGCCATCATCCTTATACAACGGTGCGAGTGAGGTATCAATGGCGGTCACTGCATCGGCTATCTTAGACGGTGCAATACGCTCGCCATTGGTGCCTTTGTCCTTATTCGCTGCACCATTCTTAGCGCTGCTGCAAGCGATACGAATGTCACTAACCTTTGTATCATTGTCAAAGGTAGCGCTTGCAACGTTGCGTAGCTGCTCAGCGCTGAAACGTATCCACTCGCCTTCACCTGTAGCGGTACGGTAGACATAGCAAGCAAACGCATTTTGCTGGTTATGAATACGCGTCACTGTCACATCGCGCTGCGCCTTGCGTAGCAGGTCAATGCCTTGAAAAGTCTCGACTGCACGTTGCAACATGATCGCAACGTTATTCTGTTGCAACAGCATTGTAGCTTGTTCGGTCTTTTGTTCGGCTGTTTTCAACTTGCCGAGTGCTACTAGCTGATCGTATCGCTTTTTATGCGTGTCGCCTTCTGGCGTGGCATGCCAATACTCTAGCAGCATACCGCGTATGCTATCCTCGCCGTCCTTACTGCCAGTGATACGTGCCAGCAGTGAGGTGAGTTCAGCAGGATAAGTGTGAGCGAGCATGATAGGTCCGCTCTTAAGCTCATCCTTAATCGTAGCAAGGTGAAACACGTCGGCGCCAATGTTGGAAGCATTGCGCTTTGTGTCTGCAGTGTTTGTAACTTGTACCATTGTCTTAACTCCGTTGGTTGTGTCGTAGCATTATTGCTATCAACAGTAGCTAGTATACACACTCTGAAATCACATGCAACTCATCATAAAGTAGCACTCTCTAAACGGGCAATATGGCTGTTGATTATACAGTGTATAAAACTACAGCGGTGAAGTGTGCCATAGCAGCTATAGCGTGAACATGGCGTGATGATGTAGAGGTGCATGGTGGGACAATGCGCCCCGCTGCATCGCAGTGACTTATGTCTGTAGTGCATACATCATCGCGCGGCAGGTGTAGCATTGCATAGCTGCATCACTGCTAGGTGTGAGTGCGCGTGGTGTGAAGTAGAGGAGGTAGTCCCCCGCCAATTCCCAAACACTGCCACAGCCACAAGGCACGCGGACGGAATAGAAGCTCTGTCTCAAGCCCCTCGCATTGTTGAATTGCTATATGCAACAAACCAAACTCGTCGCTGTTGTGAGTACTTGAGTGTGTATAGTCTATACAACGTCGTCGTAGTCTATACAGTGTATAAATGAAAAAGAGCACCCGCCGTGGTAGTTATAACAACTACAACGACGAGTGCCCAGTTGGTAGCTTACTACAACACAACACAGCTAGTATAGCACATGTAGAACTACATGCAAGTCGTTGTAGTTGTGAGTAGTTGTGTATGTAAGTCTAGGTAGTTGGTAAGTCCACCAACCGGCCCTTCGGGCCGGACTATCACAGCCTATGGTGTTGTTTTCTATTGACAAATACCACATCTTGTGCTATGGCCGATGATAGACACAACCAGCTTCAACCACACGGAGTACTACTATGCCATCATGGGCAGGATTGTGGGACAACGTATTCGCGCAGCCATACGCTCTACTCAATGAGCCGTCAGCAGCCGCACGTGGTTTAGCACGCATCATGTTTCCCACTGCACAACGCGACGTAGGTGCTGCAATGGTAGCACTCGATGGTGTAGCTCCCGGTGCTAACGCTACAGCTACACAATCATATGTAACAGCGCGACAAGCTGATGGCTTGAACATGGGCGGTCAAGTGCCCATCTCGGCAACCACACTCATCAATCGCGCTACAACCGCTGCAGATGTTGTAGCACTCAATCGAATATATCAACCCACCTTCGCTCCTGCTATCTACCCTGTAGACAAGTCAGGTAATGGTGGTGGTGGTAAAGCAGGTACTATCAACTGACCAACAGCGATAGGAGTAACGATGATGGCTGCAGCAGTCAAAGAAGCTGAAGTGAAGAAGCCTACTAACCCTCCCCCACCGAAGGCTAAAGCAGGTGAACCGCCTGTTGAAGCTCCTGTAGACTACAAGCTCACTAACGGCGATGTAGTCATTCGCACCAAAGACGGTCTACACATTCCCAACGATCCTAACGACTTCGACCGCCGTGAGTACGAAGCGTGGGGCATGGCTGGTGGTGTAGCAGTGCCAGCAGACCCACCTCCTACTGCAGCACCTATTCCGCCGCCTGAAGCTGCTCCTAAAGCTGCTGGCGTCAACATCAATCCATTCGCCAAAGAGCATAAGGAACCGGAGCACAAGTAATGCCCGCAGCTATGCCACAGTCACAGTCACAACCGCAGACACAGTTATCGCCACAAGTACTGCAAGCCCTACAACAGCAACAAGGCGCTGGCGCTGTGGACATAGGCGACATGTTGCAGCAACTCATGGCAATGTCGCCTGAGGAAGTTGCTGCTACACTACAACAGATGGGCATTCAAGTATCTCCTGAACAAGTGCAGAGTGCTGCAGAGAATTGGGTAGATCAAGCTGCAGATGATGCCAGTGGCAACCCCGCGCAGCCGTCTACTCAAGCAGATGATGGTGGTGAAAGTCCCGAAGACCAGTCATCTCCCGATGATGCCCAATCACCGCCATCATCTGCACCTGCTGCTCCTGACGACGAAGCCGCTGAACCCACGCCAGATGATGAAGAAGCTGAGGGCGAAAGTGAACAAGTACCTGCAGGAGCTAGCCCACAACAACAAGGAGCAACAGCGATGCCTCGCGGTGGTATGCCTAGCGGTGCTGGCGGTAGTATGGATGATCTCATTAGTGCAGCAATGATGCAACAGGCTGCAGGTGATCCTAATGCTGATGTACCAACAGCACGTGGTATGCCTAGTGGCCCTGCACGCCCGATGCGCCCTTCGGCACCTAGTATACCTATGCGTGGTGGACCTACTGCCGATCCACGTATAGCTGCTGTCATCGCTAACGCCTATCGTGCTAACATGCCTACAGCACGTGGTGCACAGGGACCAACAGCAACGCCCACTGCACGTAGACGGCGGGTGTAATGAACAATGCCAGATTTACCACTTGCCAATGGCCTCGTCATCGACACGCGAACTGGTCAAGCGATTATTCCGTCTACATCGCCAGAGGCAGTTATACAACAACAGACAACGCGCACTAAACAACCTCCCGAAGCGGCTGTTGTTCGCGGTCGTGATCGCAATAACCGCTCTATACGGCGTGGCCTTGTTGATCTACCCGCTGATACTAAAGCTGTAACCACTACAGGTGTAGTGTGGTTATACTTTATACTCGGTATAAACGATGCAGAGATTGCAGACGCCACAGGCTTGAAGCTGTCACAGGTAGACATGATTAAAGGTCTACAACTGTTCCAGCAGCTAGATCACCTCATCAAAGACAACCTCGCTACACTCGAAGCTGACAACGTGCAGAAGCGCATTGAGCGCATGTCGTCCAAGGCTCTCGATGGCTTAGAGGACATTCTTGAAGACGAAGAAACTAAACCTGCCACGAAGGCGCGTGTGTACATGAACATGCTTGACCGTGGTGGCTTTAGTCCTAAACAAGTCATGGAACACCGTCACTCGCTTGAGGGCGGTTTGACAATTCGCCACATACGTGAGATAGCACAACCGAAGACAATGCCAACAATCGACGTAGATGCTAAAGACGTTACTCCACTAAGGGAGAAGAACAATGGCAATCGTACCGAATAAAGACGGCCAAGGTATCAAAGCCAATGGCTTCGTCGGTGTAGTTGATGTGAGTTACTGCATGCCTACTACTGCCGCAGCAGGTGTGCCTAGCGGTGCATCGTTGTTTGCAGGTCAGATACAGTTGAACACTACAACCTTTGAACTCTACCGTGCCTTGGAGAAGGGCACAACTACATGGGCTAAGCTCAACTGATGGCGCGTGTACGCACTGTACAAGTTGCTGAACGTCCTGAGTTGCTGTTGAAGGAGAACAGCTTGCAGGACAAGTTCTTGCATTCACGCGCCAAGGTGCAAATCTACGGCGGTGGCTTCGGCAATGGTAAGACTACTGCAGCCGTTATCAAGGCACTACAACTCGCTGACATGTACCCCGGTAGCACTGGTCTTATATCACGCTCAACCTATCCGAAACTAAACGACACTATTCGCAAAGAGTTCCTCAAGTGGTGTCCCCCCAAGTGGATAGTGTCGTTTAGCACAGGACAGAACGGTGACAACATCTGCCATCTCAAGAACGGCACCACTGTGTACTTCCGTTACATCGCACAGCAAGGGACAAAGACTGAGAGCAGTAGTTCTAACTTGCTGTCAGCAACATTCGATTGGGTCATTGTAGATCAAGTTGAAGACCCTGAAATCACGCACAAGGACTTCCTCGACTTGTTCGGTCGCTTGCGTGGTCGCGCTCGTTACATTGGTGAAGATGCTACGATGCCTGTCACTGGCCCACGTTGGATGATGTTGACATGCAATCCAACTGGTAATTGGGTCTACACCAAACTCGTGCGCCCACTGCAACAGTACAAAGCAACTGGCGTTGTGACTGACGACCTCATCTGCGCTCGTGACATAGACCGTAAGCCAGTACTCGGTGAAGATGGCAAGCCGCAGTTGTTAATAGAAGTTGTCGAAGGCAGCACCTACGAGTTACGCCATGTGCATGAAGCTGAAGGCGGTGACTTCATCCAAACCCTTGAAACGATGTATCAAGGGCAGCAACGTGATCGTTTCTTGCTCGGACGGTGGGTTGCGTATGAGGGTTTGGTGTACCCCCAATACGATACGTCTGTACATCTACTGCAGGAAGGCGACATACACGCTCTGTTGGATGCGTATGTAGAGACACACTACCATCCCACGTGGATAGAAGGCTACGACTATGGTCAAGCGCAGCCTAGTTGCTACGGTCTTGCGTTCGTTACACCTGAGCAGCATGTCATACTATGTGATGGCTTCTACCAAAAGGAAATGTCAATCGACCAACAAGTTAGTGCTATACGGCGTATACGTGCCGATTGGAGTGCTGAACTTGACGACATGCACAAGATCAACGCCGATCCATCCATCTTCGGACGTAGGACCGTTAACAAACGCACCGTGGGGAAGACGATAGCTGACATGTTCAAAGACGACGACATACGTATGCGTCGTGGAAACAACGATGTGGCGAATGGGATTATTAAGGTCGGAAGCTATCTTAATCTTAATCATCGCCTGCTTCATCCTATTCGCCGTGTGGCTGGCTCCCCGCGCTTGCTCGTTAACGCAAAGCTCGATTGGTGGACAGACGAGATTGCAGGATACTTCTGGCAGCAGTCTACTAGTGGCGAGCGTATAGACAAACCAACAGATCGCAACGATCATGCGATGGACATGACTAAGTACTTACTCAGTGAGATGCCAGATATAGGCAAGTACGCAATCCCTGCGAATGAGCGTGTACCTTCGTGGATGCTGTGGCAAGAGAAAGACCGCAGCGCTGAGAACCCAAGAGCACATCGCTATGGCTAATACAAAGTCAACTAAGCGTGAACTGTTCGACATGGCTGCAGAAGTACGTGGCGAGACAGAGAAAGCACTACGCTTGTACGATGGTAAGACAACTGCGTGGGTGCCAAAGTCGCAAGTTGAAGACAACAACGATGGCACATTCACAATGCCTATGTGGCTTGCTACTGACAAAGGGTTTGTCTAATGGCTGACGACTACGGCAATCCTCCGCCCGCGGAACCTGCTACCGACTACAACACCTATGAAGGTGTCACAGCCGATCCTAATGCTGTAGTAGATGACCAGCCTATGTATCGTGTCATAGGTGAAAGCAAGATACCTGTCTCTAAGCATCGTGGCCCGTTGTGGCGTTCGCGCTACGATCAGGGCAAGTCTGCAATGAGCAAGAACACAGATGCGTGGTCGGAGGCGTATAGGTACTACAGACATGACCATACCCGTACTAATGCTCCATCACGAACTGAGGAAGATAGTACAGCCGGTAAACCCCTCCAAGGTACGTTTGACAGCACTGAGAACTTGGTATTTGCGAACGTCAGCGCTCTCGTTCCTATGCTATTCACTAAAAACCCGGAGGCCGAGTTTACTAGTGAAGACAAAGCAGATGAACCACGCCAGCGCACACTTGAGAAGCTAGTCAACGTACTCGCCGCTAAGAAAACATCTCCCGGCCTCAACCTCAAACGCAAGGTCAAGCGCAACATCGTCAGCACTACACTCACCAATGTAGGCTGGTTCGAGTGTGGTTACACACTACGTGAGCAGAGCAGTGAGGCAGCACTAGAGGAAGTCAAGAAACTCAGTGCTGAGCTAGAGCAAGCCAAGTCGCAGAAGGACATTAAGGAGTGCGAAGGCAAGCTGCTAGCGTTGGAAGAAACCATTGACATGCTCACACCTAGTGGTCCGTGGGTGAAAGTACGCCGTCCAGACCAAGTAATAGTCGATCCAACAGCTACCGACTTAGACCTTAGTGGCACGTGTAATTGGGTCATGATTGAAGACTTGATGTACACATCACTACTGCGTGCTAAGTACGGACGCAAGAAGCCTAACAGCGATGAGTGGGAGAGCGTCTTTAGTCCTACCAACGTCATCAAAGCTGGTGTCAGTCCAGATCAAGGCGAACGTGGTCAGACAGACAACTTCCAGCTATTCAGCTACAGCACTAGCGAATATGCCAAGTACGGCTACAGCGACCAACGCAGCTTCCTCGCAGCACAGATGACAAAGGTGTGCTATGTATGGGATAAGGTCACAAGACGAGTTGAACTATACAACTGCAATGACTGGTGCTATCCTCTGTGGGTATGGGATGATCCTTATTCACTTGACCAGTTCTTTAGTGTGGTGCCAATGGAGTTCCACACTGATCCAATCACTATGTACGCGAAGGGCGAAGTTACCTACTATCTAGATCAACAGGATGACATAAACATCATCAACAATGAGTGGTCTAAAGTACGTCGCTTCGCTGCAGGTAAGGTAGCATATGACAAGAACGCACTCAAGAGCGCAGACGTACTCGAAAGTCTTATCTCTGGCACACTCGATAGTAATACAATCGGCTTGGATTTGCCAGAGGGCAAGAAGCTCGGTGATGTACTCGGCCCATTACTACCACCTAGTGCCGACGCCATCAAATTCTTTGACAAGAAGCCTGTTCTTGAGGCCATTGACCGCCTCTCCGGTGTCACCAGCGTCCAACGTGGTGTCGAGTACAAGACAAACACCACCAACAGAGCAATAGAGAGCTACGAGAGCCAAACACAGACACGCGCTGATGAGAAGATGGACGCTATTGAAGACAGCGTAGGCACAGTTCTGTGGCTAGTAGCACAAATGTGCCTGCAATTCATGGAAAAAGAGGAAGTTGCTACACTACTCGGTGATGAAATGGCGTCAACTTGGGAGAAGATGGATGCAAATTCAATTCGGACGACATTCACGCCTCGTGTTGTGGGTGGTAGCACTCTCAAACCTACTTCTAGGGCGAAAAAGGAGCAAGCACTGCAAATTTCGCAGATCATCGGTCAATTCACTCGTGCGACACCCATTGCAGCGGTAGTTGCTCTCAAGGTTCTAGCAACAGCATTCGATAATGCTGTCATAAGTCAGACAGATTGGGAGCTAATCTACAAAGGCATCATCAAAGAGACAAGTGGACCTGCTCCCGGTGAAGAACAAGCACAACAACAGGACGCGCAAGGTAAAGAGGCCATGATGCAACGTATGCACGAACGTGCTATGGCTGCACAAGGTGGACAACAAGGCGCTCCGCAAGGTGCTGGTGGTGGTCAAGGCGGCGGTGGCAGTCAAGGTGCTAGTGGACCACAGATTGACGACATTGCATCAATCGTACAGGAGGTAGCTCGCCTAATCGACGGTCTACCGCCTGAACTGAAACAACATCTCGGCGTACAACTCGCTCGTGGCCGTAGTGTTGCTGACATAGCATCGCAGTTGATACAACAAATGCAGCAAGGTGCTGCGGCTTAGTGCACAGCGTGTGCAGTATAGGAGGCTACAATGCCCAAAGAACAAGAAGACCTGATGGATGCTGTTGGCAACAGCTTTGGCATTCAAGATCAACAACCCGCTGTGCCTGAAGGTGACAGCAGTGGCAGCGATGAAGGACAACAACAGCAAGAGTTGCCGTTAGAGCAACAACAGGGAGAGAGTGATGGGCATAGACTTCCGCAGTCTGAGGGAGAGGGAGAAACTGGATCAGACGTACATAGAGGCAAGTCAAGAGGTGATGGAGAACAGCTATTCCCTGAAAAACCCAAGAAAGGGCCTAAAGGAGAACTTCTTGGTAAAGATGGGCAAGTGGTTGCAGCGACTAGGCGAGAGAAGCAACTTGCGTACAACCTCAACAGAGCACAGTACGCAGCTAACCAAGCATCTCGTCAACTCAGGCAGATGCAAACCCACTTCCAGCAGTACAAAGTGTTAGACGATGTAATGAAGCAGAACAACCTGTCGCCACAGATGGCACAGGAAGCGCTACAGCTACGTGCTATGGCTGAGAAAGACCCTATCATGGCAGTGCGCGACATAGTAGCGCGTGTGCTATCGACAGGCGTGACAATGGAGCAGTTGTTTGGTAATGACGCTGTTCCTAGCATCAATGCTCGTGTCATTACCAATGAACTTGACCGTAGACTAGGCCCGCTAGAGCGGCAAACGCAACAGCAACAGCGACAAGCACAAATTGCTGAAACTGCGCAAGTGCAGATGGAGGAATTTGTTGCTAGTCATCCCCATGCTGAGACACATGGTGTGGAAATCAGCAACTTAGTAGCACAACATGGCTTGACGCCAGAGCGTGCATACTTTGAGCTTCGCAGTTGGGTAGAACGCAGAGGCTTCGACTTTACAACACCACTCCGACCACAGATCGAGGCTGCTATGAAGCGCCAACGTGGCGGCAATGGTAGAAGTAGGTCAACTCCCGGCAGTATGCGTGGAGTAAGCGACGTTCCTACTCAAAGCACTACAAATTCGCGTGCAGACTTCAAGAGCAATGCACCGTGGCGTGACATTGCTGCAGCGGTCTTCACAGAACTCAACAACAAGTAGGACACAGACACAATGCCTGTACTCCAAAACGTACTTGCTACTACAATCGAGCGCTCGCGTAAGAAGCTCATTGTAGCAGCTATGCAGAGCAACGCGCTCATGGCGTGGTGCTTCGCACGTGACCGCATTGAGAATGAAAGCAGCGGTTACAACATCACTAATCCACTGTTGACCGGCAGAAATCCGACAGTGGGCAGCTATCAGTACTATGACAGCTTACCAGTGCAGCAAACTCAAGAGTTCATCAAACTTGAGTATCGCTGGTCACGTATAGCTGGCACAGTCATCATCTCTAACCAAGAGGAAGACGAGAACAAAGGTGAGCAAGCTGCAGTTAAGCTGCTTCAGGGCAAACTTGAGGCTCTTGAGCTTAGCATCAAAGAGAAGTTCTCAGGCTACCTCTACGGCTTGGGTGGCGGCAATGATCCTAATGGTCTTGCACTCCTTATACCTGACGATCCTACTACTGGCTCTCTTGCCGGTGTGGATCGTGCGTTGGAAGTGCAGTGGCGACCTTCGTCGTATGACTTTGCTGGTACTCTCAACAGCACCAACATTGAAGAAGCATATGACGATGTATTGCTCGACCTTAAACAAGGGACAGAGCGCCCCAAAGTCATCATTGCTGGTCGTAATCACTACCGCCTGTATCGTGCTGCTGTTCGTAGCAAGCTTACCATACCACTTACCAACACCAGCAGCGGCAAGCGCATGATGGACCTTGGCTTTGATGGTGTCAGTCACAATGGTGTGCCGATCATCTACGATGAAAGCTGTCCAGTTGATCGTGCATACTTCCTGAATGACACCTACCTCCGTCTACACATCCTCGGTGACAACAACATGAAGAATGTTGACTTGACAGCACCGTGGACAATCGACGGCTACGGCCAGCGTGTCATCACGCAATGTCAATTCTGCACGTGGAAGCAATACCGCACACACGCAGTCGTCAACGATTAACCACAACGCTATACACTGTATAGCATAGGAGCAAGCAATGGCTGAAACGCCCTCAACGGTGAGCTTCCAAGAGAAGCGCGCAGCATATAGCATGGACGAGCGTAAGAAGCCCGTTCCTGCATACACTATAGAGCCTATGAAGCGTAAGACTGTAGTCAATCGCACTGTGAAAGATGAGATAGGCTTCCGCATTGTGCCTACCGATGTAGAGGTTGAAGGCTACATGGTTCGCACTTTGCGTGGTGATAGCGTATTTCTGTCGCACGAAGATGTTGTGCGTTTGAAGCTCGACCGTAACCTTGTTCCCATGTTGATCGAAGGCGGTGACGATACACCAGTAGGAATGCAGCAGATGAATGCTGCATTGTCAGACAAACAAAAGACAGCGCTCGATGTTCTCACGCGGCTTGTTGAAAGCGACCCGTCGCTAGTAGAGAAGTTGCTTGCGAGCAAAGAGCCAGAGCAAGTAGAGGAATAGACACATGGCGGTACAAGTTGCTATCCCCGGTATGCGTCGCATCAACAACCGTGTAGAAGCGTGTTGCTACGCGGCTGATGTAGGCGTCGATGGGCTTACTACTGTTGACATTCCTGCACCTGTTGCAGCGCTTGCTACAGGTATCTTGAATGCACAGTCAATCGCTGCTGCTGGCACTTCGTCGCCAGTGGTCGGTTTCAGTCCTAGCGTGATGGGCCGATATGGCCGTAACGTGACAGTTGTAGCTAGCGGTGCTGCTACATCTAACGTCACTGTGTACGGCTTTGACTATCTCGGTCAAGCTATGAAGGAGAGCTTCACACTCACAGGTGCTACACCTGTTGTCGGCAAGAAGATGTTTGCCGACATTGTGAGTGTGGCATATGGCTTGACTGCAGGTACAACTATCAATGTCGGCTACGGCGCTGTGTTAGGAGTGCCTTATAAAGTACTTGGCACGACGATACTCAGTGAGTTGACAAGCGATGTAACGCCAACTGCAGGTGCGCTTGTAGCTGGTGTATCTCCACAGACACTTACTAGTGGTGATCCTCGTGGCACCTACACACCTAACCTAGCTCCCGATGGTGTGCGTAGCTACAGGTTCACCTGCGTAGTAGACCGCAACAATCTACATGGTGCGGCCCACGTGATTGCGTAGTTCTGAGGGTGCGGGCATGAGTGGTCTGTGTGGTTAGTCCACCACACAGGCCGCTCGTGTATACTTCGGGGAGCTTGCAATGATTACATTCGGTGACATTGTTACAAAGGTGTTGCAGCGCTTGGCGCTCGTGGAGGGCCTTGACGCGCAGATATACGCAGAACCACGCATACAGCTAGCAGTACAGCATAAGTTCGACATGATCTTTCGTGAGTACTGGCTACCTGACTACACTACGTACCAAGAGCCGCACACACTCGATGGCGTCACTGGCACCATTACAGATGCCCTAGATGACAAGCTAAAAGATTGGCGCGATCTACACAGTGTGTTTTGGGAAGGCTCGCACAAGCCGCTGCCAATAGCACCAATGAATGCGCGGGACATTGACATTAACTACCCTAGCATACGACCACTCGGTAACAACAAGACGAAGTGGTTTAGAGTACTACCAGCTAATACAGTTGGCAAGGTGTATGTGACATATCGCACCAAGCCTGACGACTTTGAAGAAGACAGCGATGAGATATTCATGGATACGCAGTTGTTGATGTTAGGCACATGTTGGGACGTACTTGAAGATGATGGCACAAATCCCGGCGCTAGCGACAAGTTTCGCATCCTGTTTCAGGATGCACTCAGTCAGTTCAATCGGCAGACTTTCAACATTCCACTTGATACTGTTATGTCGTCCCGAAGCACTGTCAACAGGTGGACCTGACTATGGTACAGATGCTTACGCGGCTCAAGCCATTAGGCAGACCGAAGCAGCCGCGGCCTACACCGAAGCTCAACAACACTACTATCCGTGACTTCGGTGGTGGGTTGAACGTAGTTGACAGTGAGCAGAACTTAACTAGCAAGTTCTCACCAGTCTTCGACAACATGGTTACATACACCGACCGCCGTGCAGGTCCACGCTTCGGTTATGAGATGTGGTTGAAGTTGAAACAAGGTGTAGAGAGCAGTGGCACAGTAGCAGCAGCAGGAATAGCTACTACACTAGACAGCCGCGTTGTTTCTGTTCTATTCACTGCGCATCCTTTTGTAGCTGGCGATCACATTACTATTGTAGGCATAGGTGGCAGCTTCAATGGTATCACTGCTGAGATGCTTAACAGAACTCACGGCATTCGTCGTGTAGTAGATGCCAACACGTTTGAGATAGTTGTAAGTGGTAAAGCAACAGCTACGGGTGTTAGCAGTGCATTCCCTCTACACTGGACACGTGACACACATGCACTAGGTGGTGAGCCTGTTGAATGTCGCTACTTCGCTAATGTCGTACTGCTGTGGACTAGTGCTGGTGAGATACTGACAATCGACCGCACAAAGACTATACAACGTATATGGAGCCAGAAGGTAGCTGCAGCACTTCCCGGTGCACCTATTGGTTGGAGTTATACTGACTTTATTGCACATGACATATTCGGCAAAGAGTTGATCTGTAGCAACGGACATGATAAGCCGCTGAGTATAGACTTCACACGTACAGATGCAACGCAGTGGGTGTTGTACCTAGTAGACCCCGGCAACTCGTTTAGTAATGACAAGGTGCCAGCATTCGACGCTTGCAAGTCAGCATTCAGGTTCTTCACTGTACACGACACCGACCCATCACAGTATCCAACACACACAACAGAGATACGCATAGCGGCCAAAGACACTTCGATGGTCTACAGCGATAGTCCTAATCCTAACGACGCTGTTGACATTGACATGTCTAAGATTGCTGCTAGTCCTGAGCAAACAGTGCGTGGGTTTGCTACGATCAAAGACGCACTGCTGGTTATCTCTCCTAACTCGACAACGATGATGAAGCTCGGTCTGTACAACGATGCAGGTCAGCACGACCCACAACCCATCGACACCTTAAACGGCTTCGGCTCCAATGCACCCCGTTCGATAGTAGAGATAGGCAGCGATGTGTTCATGTTGGACTTCAACGGTGTGCCTAGTGCTAAGTTGTCAGCACTCAGCAACGCAGTCGTACCTGAACGTGTGAGTAACTACGTCGAAACGATGTTGAGTAGACACATTGGGCGTATGCGTAAGGACACTATGCGCTTGAAGGCGTTTGGCTTCTACGATGGTAAGAACAAGACAGTGCACTTCTATTTGCCTAAGTTCGACACGCAAGATGTACGCAAGTTGACAGATGATCCGTTCTACTTTGACCTAGACATGGCTAATCATGAGTTCACACAGTATTCATTAATACTGCGCCACGATGCGCACTTGTTGGAGCAGGGTGACTTTGTAGTTATAGCAGGTGCTACAGGGTTTAGCACAATCTTGCCAGAACAAATCAACGGCACACGCAAAGTCCTAGGAGTGTTGAGTGAGAACTACTTACTCATAGAGATAGATGCACAATTACCAACGACGACGAGTACTAACACAAGTGGCGGCGGCAACATTGTCACTATACAACCAGTCATCGACGGCTCCGTTGGTTACATCTACCATTACGTACCACAGTTGAAGCTGTTTGCATGGTCACGCTTCAAGACTAAGGAGTATCTGCGGTTCAACTGCGGCTGCGGTACGCTAGAAGGTCGCGCATTCTTGTTCACACCTGACGGCTACATGATGCGCTATGGTTCACCTGAGAACCCTGTGTACGCTGACTGGTATGGCATGTACGACTTCGTTTCGTGGACAAGTGGACAGACATATCACACCAAAGACCGCGTGTTCGATAGCCATGATGGGCTAGTGTACAAGTGTCTAGCAGATGTAACAACAACAGCAGCAGACTTCCAAACTGCTCGTGAGCTAGAACCTGATAGTTGGGAAGAATACAAAGGTGAACCTATCAGCTTCACGTGGGAACTGCCGTGGAGTGATTTCGGTGCTAGACAACATACCAAGGCACTGCGCTTCGTACATGCCGATGCTAATGGTCAAGCACAATTTACAGTCGAGTTGTTCTCTGACAACATATACAGAGATGCAGCGACAGGACAACTAACTCCTGCACGCTCTATCACCTTCGTGCCGAATGAAGCTGGCGCGTATGGTGCAGGTCAACAAGTATACGGCGCAGGACGTAGAACACGTGAACAGAAGCTATGGCAGATGCCAGTTAAGTGCAAACTGCTTAAAGTACGTACAAGCGGAGAGAGTACACAATCGCTGTCAGTTAGCGCTTACAGCTTCCTGTATCAGAAAGGAAGCGTAGTGCGCGGCTAGTAGGCGGCTAGTAGATTGTACTATGTAAGGGGTTGACAAATGCCCGAAAATGTGCTATTTGATACTTATATACATACAAACGGCGAGGCATCGCACGCGAAGCGGGCGATGCTAGTATATATATATAATCTTATATATGCTGACGGCTTTATAGCCACTTACAATAGGTGGCTGTGATGGTTGCTAATATACGCGGTTATACTCCTAACTACAATTTCAAACTCGTAAACTTCGACACACCGCGTTGGCATACACTTGAGTATGCTAACTGGTCGCAAGTCGATGCAATGTTCTTACAACTAGGCACTCCACCTGTACGCGGTGAGTGGCAGAACTCTATTCAGTATGTAGTAGGTGATAGAGTATTTGAAGCCGAAACATCACAACTGTATAGATGCCTTGTAACTCATACGAGTGCTGCTACTGGCACATTCGCTGCAGACCGTTTAGCTAATCCTAGTTATTGGACTATACAGATACTAGGTGTGCCTCTGTTTAGAGGTGATTGGCTAGCTGGTGCTGTGTACGCGCTAGGTGATATAGTTGTAACTGGCGAATATCACTATCACCTGTGCGTCGTATCACATACATCTAGCACTACCTTCCCTCCCGACGACGTGTTTTGGGTAACAGTCTTTGATGCTACCAATGTAGTACTAGACACTGAAGCTGCAGCGACGAATGCAGCTAACAGCGCCGCCGCTGCTGCAGCTAGTGCGGCAGAGGCAGCAACTAGTGCTGATGTAGCAGAGCAAGCAGCTAGTTTAGCTGTAACTGCGCAGAGTGCATTCAGATGGAATTTCGACGCTTCTACAGTTGCAGCCGACCCCGGCATGGGCGAAGTACGCTTCAACAACGCTACTCTTATTAACATCACGCAGTTGATGCTAAGTGCGCAGAGTGCTGACTTTGGCAATCCTAATGTGTCAGGTTGGGTTATCACTTGGGATGATAGTACTAATCTAACATCACGTGGTAGTATCTACGTGCGTAATGCTGCCTCGCCTGAGAACTTCTTAGTGTTTGACGTTAACGGTCCTGTCGTTGACAACGGCACTTGGCAATCTGTAACTGTCAAGTACATCGCGCATGGTGGTTCTCTGGCTGACGGCGATAATCTCGCTGTAGCATTCACACGCACAGGCAATGCCGGCACAGCAGGTAGTGGTGCAGGCGATATGCTGAGTACTAATAACCTCAGCGATGTTGCTGACCCTGTAGCTGCTGCTGACAACATTGGTGTTGGTCCTACCGACACACCGTCATTTGTGCAAGTTGTGCTTAGTAGTCCAGCTACTATACCCAATCATGCCACGCGCAAAGAATACGTCGATAGTGCTGGTGCTGCTCTACAAGCAAACATTGACACAAAGGCTCCACTAGCTTCACCAGTGTTCACTGGTAATCCTACTGCGCCAACTCCAACTGCAGGAGATAACGACACTAGTATAGCAACTACAGCATTCGTCACCGCTGCTGATGCTGCGTTGCAGACTAGTATCAAGACGTACGTCGATAATCAGGACGCACTGAAAGCCGACATAACATATGTTAATGCCCAAGATGCTCTCAAAGCTCCAATAGCCAGCCCGACATTCACTGGTGATCCTAAAGCACCAACACCTAGTGCTGGTGATAATGACACCACCATTGCAACGACTGCATTTGTGGCGAATGCAGTCACATCTGGCGTCGTTACTTATGCCGCGCCGTTTGATGCGATGGCGTACAGCGGTTTGCAGATTAACGGCGCGATGGAGGTTAGTCAGGAAAAGGGCGGCGCGCTCGTCACTCCGGCATCTGGTTATATTGTCGATGGATGGTTAGTTTATACAGGCGGTTTTGTGGTGTCGGCACAGCAGGTGGCCGATGGTCCTGTCGGCCTTACCAGTTCATTGAAGGTCAATGTTACTACCGCAATCGCGTCAATAGGTGCGGGTGATTACATTCAGATATATCATCCGATTGAAGGTTATCGAACTGCTCGATTGTGGTTTGGCAGCGCCGTAGCTTCTCCAATAACTATCGGTTTCTGGGTCAAGGCACATCGCACTGGTTCATATTCCGGCAACGTAGCGAATGGAGCCAACAATCGCGTTTATGTGTTCTCGTTTGCTGTCAGCGCCGCCGATACTTGGGAATACAAAACCACGACTATACCGGGTGACGTAACTGGTACTTGGACACAAGGTAACAGTATTGGACTCGCGCTGCGTATCGCCGTTGCAGCCGGAACGACGTATCAAATTCCTGCTGGCGTCTGGGCAGCAAACAACGCGTTTGGCGCTACAGGGACCATCAACGGCGGTGCCGCGACCAGCGACACATTCCAGATCACAGGCGTCATCGTGCTTCCCGGCAATGAAGCATCGAGTGCTGCGCGTTCGCCATACATCATGCGGCCTTACGACCAAGAGTTGATGACGTGCAGGCGATACTGGCAGACAAATAATTTTGTTCTTTCTGGATACAATGTAGCAGGCGGGGCAATTTATGGACCATTCCTTTTTTCACCAATGCGAGCAGCGCCAACCGTAACGCTTCCCGGTTGGTCATCCAGCAACGCAGGTGGAATTGTGGCGGGGTCGATAACAAATGGCTCTATTACAATGCAAGCAACTGCAACGGCAACGGGGGCAGCTTACGCAGCGGGTGGCATAGTTTGTGATGCGAGGTTGTGATGGCAGACTATCAACTCACCGCAACTGATGTTGTCGTCCGCACCGAGGATGGCGCGTCAATTCCCAATGATCCGGCCAACCGCGACCGTGCCAACTATGAGCAATGGCTCGCAGACGGCGGTGTGCCCGATCCTTACACGCCACCTGAACCAACGCCACCGCACGCATCACAGGAAGCGACGGTGCTGTACGACCATGAGAACCGTTTGCGCACTCTGGAAGGACAACCGCCGTTAGCACTTGCAGACTTCGTTAACAAAAAGATGACATGATACTCACACTCATCATGCTCACACAACTCGACGGCTCTCCTATCTGGGTCGAGAGTACAGCAGTGCAAGCAATCAGGCCAGCAATGCACTCACACTGCCACAATCCGCATGGCGCTGCTATTCGTTTAAGTGGTATAGGCTTGTGTGTAAAAGAGACACCTGAGCGAGTTCGTGAGAAGTTGCGAGAGGGGCGTTAGTTATGTTGTTAGAACTACATGGCAATGTTAGCTGGTTCGGTGGACCTATGGATGAAGGCGTCAGTCCTGATGAACCACTCGCATTCATATACGATGTAGAAGACGCGCCGTTCTTGTTCTTAACACACCAACCGCCTAACACCACAGGTCTAGCTCGTAGGCTCAACCCACGTGTGCACTACATCGCTTGTCGATGGGACTACGATGTAACACCTCGTGAGATGTTGTTGACACAAACAGCACTAGTACGCGCACCTAAGACTGGCGTCATACTACGTGCGTTCCCTGCTGATTGGGGACCACACAAAGACACAGGCAGAGTAGCCGACATAAGTTCGGGGCTGATGAAGGAGTTGATGATAGAAACTGACGACGAAGTACACGTGATCTTCCCTTATACCTACAACAGAAATGAAGGAGTTGCATAATGGCTCAAGTACCTGTCTCAATGCAAGTTATCATCTACCCACGTGACAAGAGCATCGACCCATATCCAGCAACGATAGTTGGCTATGCGTGGATCACTGGTCTTCAAGTTGGTGGTGGTCCAATGCCGGGAGGTCGTCCCGGTGATGCACACCCTGAGCATCCTATCGTACTTCCTCCTATTGAAGAACCACCTCCTGTTGAAGAAACAGGTGTTGGTATCACTATCACTGTCAAGAAGGCACCTGAGAGTGGTGGTTGGGGCGTTAACACTGACGAAGGTTGGTACTACGCACCCGGTGCAGGTCAAGCGGGACCGAAAAGGAGGTGAGAGTAGATGCCGTTGAAGAAATCAACGAGTAAAGCTGCGTTCAAGTCGAATATACGTGCTGAGCGCAAAGCTGGCAAGCCGCAGAAGCAAGCTGTTGCTATTGCCTACAGTGTGAAGCGCAAAGCAGCAAGGAGTAAGTAACATGATCGGTACTATCATAGGACTGATCTTCGTACTCATTATCCTCGGCGCGATATGGTGGGGAGCGCAGCAGTTGTTAGCTCTCATATCATTAGGCGAACCGTTCAACACTATCATCCGTGTGTTGATGGGCATTATCACGGTAATCATCGTGATATGGGTACTGATAGTGTTGCTTGGTATTGCTGGTATAAACGTCAACATGCCAAGGATAAGTTGACGCCGTGAAAGTAGAACTACTAAACACACCACAGCAAGGTGTGGACATTGAGAAGCTAGCGCAACTGCATCACGACGAGTTCGGCGGTAGTCGTCAATTCAGCGTGCTTGCAGTTGCGCGTGCTGTTTGGCAATGTGTACGCGATCCAGAGAGGAAGTACCTCAATGCGTGGATCGGTTACGACAACGCGGATCGTCCTGTGGGCTATATTGTTGGTACTATTCGCCCTTCTCTTTATAGCCTTAGCGATATAGCGCAGCAGGAGATGTGGTTTGTTGTACCTGAGCATCGCAGCGGTTTGATAGCTGCAATGCTACTGTGGCATTTCGAGAAGTGGGCTGCTAGCAAAGGCGTTGAACACATCTACACGCAAGTCGAACACGATGAGAAGCCTGAAATAGTCGAACGCATTATCGCCATCATGAATAGATTAGGTTATAAGAAGCAAGGCTACATCGCTGTGAAACACATCAAGCAGAAAGGTAACGAAGATGATCGCACCACACATAGCGGCGTGGGCGTTGCGCAAAGAGAAGAAGTTGAACGACAACGAGCTACACGCTGACGCTGGCGATGCTACTGACATTCCTAACAGCGCACGTAAGAAGCGCAAGAAGGTTAAAGAACGTGTGCTAGAGACTAAAGGTGGTGGTGGCTATGTTCCACCTCCGCAGCCGTCACCTATGGAACAGGCGCAAGCTCGTGAGTGGGAAGCTGCACAAGAGTTTGAACGTGAACAGCGCCGTGCACAAGAAGACAGAGATCGTGAAGAACGTGCAAAGGCGGCGAGTGATGCTGCTTGGCAGTCGAGCAAAGGTGCAGCGTACACAGGTGCATTGACTGGTGGTACTAACAGGCTACGCTCACTCGGCATTGAAAGCGGTGATCCCTACGGTGTATATGATCAATTCACCAACAGGATCAACACTGCTGACCAATCGCTGCAAGTTGGCGGGGATTACACTAGCGCATTCTCACCGACTATCTTAGATGAGATACTAGGCAGTGCGCGAACAGGTCAACGTAATAAGTATCGCACTACATTCAATGAGCAAGTCTCTCCCTACTATGCTGAAGACACCTTCGGTGCTACTAGCGATGATGCCATCTTGAATAGCATCCTCGATGAGCAGTACAACACAGCTGTGTCTGATCTAGATGCAGCTAAGGGCCGTGGTCAAGCTAGTCAAGCTGTCTATGACCGCGCACTACGTGATCTTGGCACTGCTAAGTACACTGCTAACACCGACTTGCAGAACATCGGTCGTGGCATTCGTGAGAGCGACATTACCTCAGTCAATCAACGTCGCCAAGCAGCGCTTGATGCAGCGGCGAATTGGGACTTTGGTACTACCTACGATCCCACATCTGAGGCTAGTCGTGTTCGTAGCTACGCTGGCGAACGCCAAGCTGGTCTTGAAGGTGAACTGCGTGGTGCAGTGGGCGGTAAGGAATACTTCGACGTTAACTCGCTCATTGGCAAAGCTGCTGCTCGTGTTGGCAACGCTACCACTCCTACAACTACTGCAGGAACTAGCTCGTTGTATGACACGTTCCAGAACCAAGCGCAGCAGAACGCTAAGACAAATGAGGGTATCTTCTAAGGAGTACACTCATGGAAATGTTTGGTCTGATAGGCGGTTTAGCTGGTGCAGGTGCTAGTCTTGCTGGCGGCATAATGAATGCCGAGGCGCAAGATGAGACTAACCAGTTGAATTGGGCTATCAATGTAATGAACATGCAGCAGCGCGAGCGAGAGCGCCAAGAAGCTATCGCTATGGCGTTGAAAGTGCGTGCTGAGCAGAAGCTAGGTACAACAGACATACGCGGTACACGTACACACTTCGTACCAGGTAAAGGTTGGGTAGTCGAGGGCGGTAAAGGCGTGCTCGACATGATAGCGCTGCAGGATGCTGAGCAGCGTAAGGTGCTACAAGAAGACTTACCAATGCGCCGCAAGGTTATGCAGCGCAACTACGCGCGTGGTATAGAGGAAGAAAGCCTAGCTGATACATTCAGACGGCAACTACAAAACACCTATACGCCTAGTGACGAAGGCATAGCTAGTGACCTATACAATGCACAAGCTATGGGCATACGTGAGGCTAGTGGTGATGCTGGTCGTCGCGTGTTCACACAAGCGATGAGAACTGGTAACAATAGTAACTTCGATGACCTAGCTGCCAGCATGGCACGTGAGAACAACGCTGCGTATGCTAAAGCTGCCCTAACATCTAAGCTGATGGCTCGTGGCATTGGTCAGAAAGAAGCCGATACAAGACGTAATAGCTTGGCCAATCTCTACAACTTGTTCGCTACACGCGCTGGTCAACTACCTGAGACTAACTACAAACCACAAGCACTTGACACGCAAGGTACACTACCTGCTGGACAGTCAGGCTTGTTGTCTGCTGGTAATGCTGCAACGGGCATGTTCGCTAAGCAGGGTGGCACACTCGACTACACACAACCGAACATGGGCTATGGCAATGCTATAGCTGGTGCTGGTGCGCAGCTTGCTAGTGCGTTCAGAGGTATGGGCGCACGTGGTGGTGGCGGTGTAAGTGGCTTCGGTGGTAGTGGCGGTGGTGACGATAGTGAGTTGTACACTGGTACAGAAGGTTCGTTCTATTCATAGGTGCAACGATGGCAGTCATTCCTAGTCAAAACGCTAAAGACTTAACGCCTGAGATTGCTATGCGTAATGCTGCAGCTATGGATGCACTTACGCGTTTGTTCTATTCGCTCATGGCACGTAGAGAGGAACGTCTGCAAGATCGTGAAATGCGCATGCATGAGAACGAGTTGCGTAGACAAGAGCGCTTAGATACTACTGAGCGTGCTAACGAAGAATGGGAACGTCGCTTCCGCATGGGGTCGGAAGAACGTGACAGGTTTGCTACTAAGCACAAGATATATGACAGAGACACTAGAGGCCCAAGTCCACTAGAACCCGGTCAAACTATGTCAGGGAGTACAGGTGGTAGTGCACCTCCTATACCTCCTGCACCTAGAACTATACCGGGGAGTGTTGCACCTGTTGCACCTAGCACAGACTTCACACCTACGTCTAGTGGTAAGACTTCACAAGTTGATGTTGAAGACCCTAATGATGCGATGGCAAGTGCTGATGGTGGTGCTTTAGAACTCATGGCACGTAGCAATCAAGCACCTGCACAGAGTAAAGCTGGCACTGCATTGCCACGGTTGTACACACCTGTAGCAACTAGTGCAACACTACCGCGCTCTGCTCGTGGTGCTAGCAGTGGCAAGCAACGCGGCCAGTTGTTTCCAGAGATACGTCCTGAGATTACTGCTGCATGGGAAGCTGCTGAGCGTAAGTACAAGCTGCCACGCGGCATACTGCAGACTGCAATGGGCCTTGCTAACAACGGCGGTTATGATGCCAAGCCAACACCTAGGCCAGATACAGGTGCTATGGGTTGGTTCGGTACTACTGCAGAACTACGTCGTGAGTTGAACATTAGCGATCAGGAGACTAGTGATCCTATCAGGATGGGTGAGCATGCTGCGCGGAACATGCGCCGCAGTATAGACGCCTATCACAAGTTCGCTGGTGAGACTGGCACTGCTCAAGGTGCTGCTCCCGGTGTTAAGTTGCCATCGCTAGGCAACACTGTGGATGATGTGCCGAAGATACTGATGTTGACACAGCTTGGACCTGTTGCTGGTCCACGTGCGCTTGCTAACTTGCACCTAAACTCACAAGCGCCATTGACTAGGATACTGCCTGAGGTGAAAAACCCTGACGGCAGTGTTCGTGACAACTCGCGCACACTCATTATGAGTGGTGTGCCTAGCAACATCACTGTCGGTGATTTCTACAACAAACTCGTCAAGGGCAAGGTCGATCCTTATTTAGCTGAGACTGTACGTGGTCAAGAGGTGCCTAGACAACCTGCGCAACAGCCAGCGCCAACAGGTCAGGAGGTGGCACCGCCGACAAGCGATGCCGGTAGGTTTCCTAGTGGACGATCAGGAACAGGAGCAGGAGCAACTACCTCCGATGTAGCTCCGCGGCCTCCCGGTAGAGTGCCAGATGTAGGTGATGTGCGTGTTGATGAGCGTGGTGCACATGGCTATACGCGTGGTGGTATCAATGTGCAGCCGTGGTTGATTGACACTGTGAGACAAGCATCTCGCACACTGCCCGCTGGCTATCGCGTTGAAGTGACTTCGACTGTAGATCGCAGAACACGCGGGACACCGTGGCACCCTAGCGGTCGCGCTATCGACGTTAGGATCATTGACGATCAAGGCAGAAAGATACCCAATCTCGGCAATCCGAATGTGCCGGGATGGAAGGTATATGAGAACTTTGCTGCTGCAGCTAAAGCTTATCAACTACAAGCACATCCTGATAAGAAGTTCACATGGGGTGGACACTTCAACAGCGGTGTGCCGTATGATCGTATGCACATGCAGAGCGGTGGGCCTTCGGCGCGAAACTTCACGCCGCAGCAACTAGCCGCTGGTGCTGCTGCATTGAAAGGGGTACAACAGCCTACTGAGACTGCCACTGCTACAACTGCTCCCACGCAACAATCACCCACTGCTCCTACTGTTGAGGCTGCCGCTGCACCTGTTAGGAAGCCTAGCATGTATGGTGCTACCAGCACATTTGGTGCACCTGTGTCGCCGCCTGTTATGACAGCGCAAGGTATGACTAGTGAGCCACAAGTCAATCGGCTGGCTATAGACGTACCACTGCCGCAGTCTAGACCCACGCAAACACAGATTGCAGCTATACCTGATGACATGAGCGCTGCTGCCAGCGAGCCTACTCCGCAGACTGCACAGCCGACTACACAAGCTACACAAGCACCACCTGTTGCGCAGCCCACAGCACCAACGACGCCAGAGAACAGCGGCTATACTGTAGATGACATGAACGAGCACGCACCTGAATACGTATCGCCCGCTGCAGGCTTCAAGTCGATTGCTGATGCTATCTACAATAGGGCGGCGAAGTCGGTTAGCGGCTTCTCTACAGCACTGAGTGGTCCTAGTGCACCTACACCACCGCCACCTGTTGTCGATCCTAACATGCCCGCTGCTGGTTCTAATGACCAACTCGGTGCAATGATAGCTGCAACAGGTGAGGGCATGTTACCTGTAGGACAGAGCATGCCGTTCGTATGGCCCAAGTGGGGTAAGGGTGATGCAGCGGCTAACGCTGGTATACCTGTTGATACTGGACCTAAGCGAGTAAAGACTATGCCGATGACAGGTGGTGGTGAGTACTACACACCTCCTGTACCACAGTTGACGCCTGACTTGATTACTAAACAACCTAAGCCCGGTACTCCTGCTGCTGCGTCTACCATACCGGGTGGTGTTGTATTCAATAGCGGCACTGCAGTGCCACCGCCTCCCGGTGGTGCAGGTGTGTTTAGAGTAGACCCACGCACAGGCAGGATACTCGCTCCTAATGAGATGCTAGAACAACAGCCACTAGAGGACGTAGAGCAGCCTGTTGTTGAGGAAGTACAATGAGTGATGCCTATGTCGATATGACGCGCGATGAGTACATCGCCAAGTACGGCAAAGACCCGAATGATGTGCTAGCTGAGCAAGCTGGTGGTGGTGGTATCAAAGATCACCTCAAGTCGCTCGCTGTTGGTGTTGCTACTACGCCTACTGACATACTCGCACTACCGGGGCTAGCGTACTCAGGTGCCAGTGCGTTATACAGATCATATGCAGATGATACAAAGTTCATGGATGAGTTCGCCAAGAACATTCAGGTTGAAGACGCACAGAAGAACATCACCAATCACTTGAATGAGGTTGCTAACTCGTGGAAGGCGAGCAATCCACAACTGGATGATGATACCATCAACTCAGGCTTGGAACAGTACAAGAAATCTAAACAATTCGAGGATTTTACCACCGAACAGCTTAGCGGTAGTGCATACTTAGCAACGAAAGCTAAGGACACTGTGCGTAGGTTGTTAGGTGACGAGCGTCCCTCAAATCAACGCAGTTGGACGGAGAGCGCTGCGGAGATTGCAGGTGGTGCACTTATACCTGGCCCTGCTGGTTGGGCTACTAAGTTGGGTACTCGTGCTGCTGGCAATGCAGTTACTAACGCGATTGTCAATAACCCCGCTAGTCGTGTTGCACTCAAGGGTGCTGAGTTGCTCACTCCACTTACTATGCCTTACACCGGGACAAACGTAGCAGCGAACGCTGCAGTTGGTGTTGGCATAGATCAAGCTATACGCTATGCACAAGACAAGCCTACAGCATTCACTCCTACGCCGACTGATAGTGCTGGCGTTGGTGCACTAGCTGCAACAGGTGCAGGTATAGCAGGGCTAGCCGCACTCGTCGGCGCTGTCAAAGGTCGCAGTCGTGAGGTGTTAGCTGCTAGTGAAGCTGCACGTACTAGCACTGCACGTGCGCTAGAAGAACAAGGTTCTGTCAACATACGTACTGCTGCTGAGCCACGTGTAGGTGAGCCTACTATCGTCGCGGGTGCTGA